CGCTGCCGCGCTGATCAAGAAATACGGCCCAGGGTCAACGGTTACTTACTTTGGTGACACCTCTGACGATGAACGGGTGGAAGCCATAGAACGTTTTCAGAAAGGTGACGCCCGGTTCTTTATCGGAAATCCAATGACGGGCGGCTACGGGATTACACTGACCGCCGCCACCACCGTCATCTACTTTGCCAACAGTTTTGATCTGGCTGTGCGGATGCAGTCCGAAGACCGAGCGCACCGCATTGGTCAAAAGGAGCACGTAACATACATAGATTTGATTGCGGAAGGGACGATTGACGAACAGATCGTCAAATCTCTCCGCGCCAAGATGGACATCGCCAGTGTGGTGATGGGAGAGGAACTAAAGGAGTGGTTGAGATGACGGAAAGTCTAACGTTAACCTGCTCTATTTGCGAATCGGAGGTTGATCTTGAAGGCGAGGGCGGCATTACCGGGAACTTCGGCATCTGCCCAGTGGCGTTCTGTGTCTGGTGCTATGCCTCAATCTTAGACATGGTCAGCCAGGGCTGCCTGCGTTGCCAAGAAGACGAAGACCCAACAATTAGACAGAAGCAATTCGATTATTTAAAGGAGACTACAAATGCCTGACATCAAGAAATACAAATCCGTTGCCGTGCCAATCCCTACCTGGGAGAAGCTCTGGAAGATGGCCGGAAAAAACCATCGCTCACCCGCCCAGCAAATTTCGTTTTTGGTTGAGACATCAGAAGACGCGCCTACCGACGCGGAAATTCTATCCAAGTTTGCAGCGGTGAAATCATGAGCAGCGATCCAATTCCCGAAGAAGAGCACCTACAGGATCTATACAACGAGATAAGATCCTTCCTGGAAGGCTGTGATCATATCTCACCTACAGGGCAAGCGGTAGTTCTGCTGAGAATTGCTATTGAAAACGGCGGCGGAGAAATCGGCATGACGGGAATCTTGCATGTCATATCCAGCATGATGACACAGACGCTTGGTATTATGTCAGATGCCGAAGACGAGGGTGAGATTAAATTCCCTCATAAGGATGAACTTGAGGACATCTTACGTGACTTCAACCAGAACAAAACTTCTGAACACTAAACATGCTTACGCATTGGTCCGAAATACTACTGGAAATGCGGAAAGAAAACGGTTTGACGAGGGTTAGGCTCTCGGAGATATCGGGTGTTGGTGTCACCACAATTGAAAACTACGAAAAGAACAAAATAGATGAGCCCTCAATCTATAAGGTTGAGGCGCTCCTTGCGGCCATGGGTTATGAGCTAGAAGCCGTTAAACCCTGACTATTTTTGTGCATAGAAGATATGTCCTCCAATCTGCTGCCGTTTCGCAAGCACTCTGGACCATGAAGGCTTAACCCAGGTTGCGTGATAGTGGGTGGCGTCCTCTAACCCAGCCACCTCGACCTCTGTTGTCGTCAGAAGGATGGCCAAATCACGGGCCGCAGACCAGGGTCTCTTCTCTGCCGGGCGCTCCGGTTTGCCGTCGCAGTAGTAGCTGAATTGGCATTTATGCCTGACCGGGTTGCCATTCCGGTAACGACCCTGCTTCACAACACCGCAAATCGTGCCCGGATACCGCGCATCACGAACCCTGTTTTGAATTACGATGCCAACCGCCAGCATCCCGCGCCAACCTTGATCTCGAGCCTCGTAGTACATGGCCTCGGCTAGACACGACTTATCGTCAGCGAGAGCGGGGCTGGGCGCAAAGAGTAACGCCGCAGCCAATATCACTGCCCTACACATCTGTTTTGATTAACCATAAATATTTATTGATGTCTTTCCCGCATGACAAGCAAGTCAACGCGGACCACGAAAAGTTGTATACCTGTTTTGAGGCCTTGCAGTGAGGACAATGGATCGTCTTGCCATCCTTGCCGGCATGGGTCCACTTAGGGACCGGCATCAACGCAACACGCTGCTTCGCGCTCTTACCAAATAACCAATTAAAAAACTTCATTATAAACCTTCCTTTCTCATTCTTTCTTCAACGTGTTTGATATGAAGATACTCAATTTTACGGCGCCAAATCTTTTTAAAATTTGGGTCTTTTGCTTTGTCCATAACCTTCGTCATCATGTTAATTTTCTTTTGATACGTCATATCAATACCAGTACGTCAGAACGGCTGATATGATACTACCCACTACGATTAACAAAAAATATTCCGGTCCCATTCTACTCTCCCAATTCTCTTTGCGTTTGAGGCGTTTCCATATTTTCTTCATTGACTTCTCCTTGGCTGTTGCAGCGAGGACAATCGATATAGCTTTTAGTGAAGGCGACGACAGAAATATATCCATTGCCGTGACACTGGTGACATATTTTCATTTATACTCTCCTGATCCCGTGATCGACCATGAATTCGTGGGCGCGGCGGCCCTCCACAATAACGTGGCCCGCCGTTTCGCAGTCTATCCCGTAATGCTCTGCAAAGCGTTCCAAAGTTAAAAAATTGTTGACCCAATCAAGATACATCTCTCGGCAATCGGTGCGCGTCATATTACTTGCTCCCAAGAAATGATTGATTCACCGGCGATAATTCGTAGTAGCCGGCGATTATCTCGTCTTGCAACTGTCCCTCGTCCAGCTCGGAGGAGTCGCTGCCATCGACCAAGCACAGGAGCGTGTAATGGTAGGACGTGATTTCAACGGCAGTGCTTTTTGCACGTGTCTCCGTTCGCGACAACACGCGCTCCTTGATTACGATTGTCTTGTAGCCCAGCAGCGTATGGGAATCCGCATCAAGCCGGTCGGAAAGCCGGTATTCTGATCCAATGTACATGTCTTTCTTCCTTTCTAGGTGGTAGTTCGTAAAACTAGCATGAAACATGGACCACTGTCAAATGCTCCCCGTTACATATATACGGGCAAATTCAAAAAACAGTTTTGAAAATAGAATTATGGGTGCAAAAAAGTGTAAAAGTGTAACGGGAGCTAAAAACAGGTCGTAACAGGTTGAAATATATCAAAACTACTCGTTACACTCTCGTTACACCCCGTTACACTTCAGGTCTTCCCGTTACACTTTTCTAGCCGAACGGAGGTTTGACCCTTGTTGGAAACAGGGTTAGTTTTGAGAAAGCTAGTATATAGGAGCTATCGGATGAAACGCCGCATCGACACTAAAGCTGAAGAAATTGAAGAGGCTCATGGCCGTAAATTAACTAATCGACAGAAAGAATTCGCCAGGCACTATGTAGACGCAACACACTCAAACGCGGAGTGCGCCAGGCTCGCAGGATATTCTGACAAGAACGGCATCGCCAAAATCCAAGCGTACAAACTTCTCAACCCAAAATTCTTCCCGCACGTCGCGGAATATGTGCTGGAAATGCGCGAAGAGCGCGAGCGGAAATATGGCGTCACTTTGATGGGCCAACTGAAACGGCTGCGGGATCTCTCAATGGGAGCCGAAGAGTCCGGTCAGTTCTCAGCTGCGATAAATGCTGAAAAGACCCGGTCGGCGCTGGGCGGATTGACAACTGATCGGCGTGAGACAAATCACTTTCATGCGATTGAGAATATGGACCGGGAAGAGATTGAAACTAGGTTGACGGAACTTAGAACATCCCACCCCAGTGTATTCTTAGATGCCGATTATGAGGTTGTTGATGACGCAAAAACCGGAAACTCTGATGTGGAACAACCTTCGGTCGAAGATGCCAAAGAGTTGGAACACCACGCGGATTGAAAACCGTTACGGCGGCGGGATCCCAGACGTTCACGTATGCGCGGAGGGGTTGCCTTTTTGGATAGAGCTCAAAGTTACAAAAACTAACCGCGTAAATGTATCTGCTCATCAAGTTGCGTGGAATTTCGCCTATTCCCAATCGGGGGGCGTGAGTTTCTTCCTTGTTGCGGCCCTCGCATCGTCCAACCTATATCTGTTTGACGGGGTCCATGGTCGGGGGTTAGCGGAACACGGTCTGAAGACGGGTCGGGTCGGGGACCATGGGTCGGGGTCGGGTCAAGTCGGGTCGGGTCAAGTCGGGTCGGTCGGGTCGGGGTCGGGTCAAGTCGGGTCGGGGACCATGGTTCCGTGCCTCTGGTCGGGGTCGGACCAGGTAGAGCTCCAGGAGTCGATGCTTGATATCGTTCGAGGTCGCATTGCGCCGGGGCTCGAGGAAAAATAATACCCTGGCCGGATTTCTCCGACCAGGGTACGGCGGCCAGGTGCACCCGGCCGCCAGCGGCGCCATTATGTGTCAACAACCGGCGCCGTAGTCGCGGACAACAAATCCGCTAGTGTCATTCTTAGCCTTGGAACCTTTAGGATCCAACCCCACGATAACGGGTTGCGGATCCAGATGGCGCAAATCGTGCTCCGTTCCGTCAATTACGCGGTGACCCAGGAACGTTTCCGGCAGGCCATCGCCAAACACAACCGCAACATTGTAACCTGCCGCGAGAATGCATTTGGCTGCCACCTTGTTAGTTTCCGATAAACTAAAAGTCAGATGGTAGTTGCTAGGCCGGTTGGGATTCAGGATCCGCTTCATGCTTTTGGTGTAGTCGACGAATTGAACATCCGGAAATTGTTCCGGCAACGTCTGTCCGTTGTATCCTTTGATATATTCAAATGCGATATCGGTTGAACCGTTAGGCCTTACGGCAAGCTTTTTGTTTTCGCGGTCCGCTTTCCGGATCATGGCGCGAACGTGTCCCGCCATCTCACCCATGAACGCTTGCCGGTCGTTCATAAAGAATTTAGACTTGGCAACCCGACTCTCACGCGTGCGGTTGGTTCCGTTTTCTAGATCGGAAACAATGGCCGCCTGGCCGCTGTACATTCCCAAGCATAAGGCGCGACAACCGGCGCTAGAGTCTGGGCATAAATTGCCAGCGCCGCCGGTACTGTGTGGCGCCATGTAGTTGATTGCGTTTAGCCAGCCGTACTTGTCGGCCTTGATTGCTTTCGCGCTATCGGTAGAAAAGAATTTTGTAAATCTAGGCATTGCGAATTCTCCAATGTGTGGTTGTTGACATGGTAAATCTACCATGAATTTCCAATATATGTCAACAGGTCGGGTCGGGTTTATTTTTAGTCGATCGGGACCAGGTCGGGTCGGGTCGGGACCAGGTCGGGTCGGGTCGGGTTTAAATAAAAAAACCCCGGCCAGGGTGCGGCGGCCGGGGTGGTAGGTGGTGGGTCGCGGACCAGGCTTGAGGTCTGGCGCCCCACAGGGAGTCCGGCGACGATACGGCCGCCGAGCTCCCGCGTCAATCGTTAGAGAAAGGTGCCGCAATCGGCACACACGCCCCGCCCCGTATCGGTATGGCCGATCCTTTTGCATTCTTTGATCGCTT